ATAGAGATATGGAAGAAATTCCATATCAAGAAAACTTACCTACCTATTGCTCAATGGACTTTGGATTCAGAATGCCATCAGTATTGTGGTTTCAAACATTCAAGCAAGATGGTAATTGGCATATAAATATTATTGATGAAATAATTCACGAACGCAATATTCCAACCGACAAACTAGCAGAAATGATAAAGAAAAAAAATTATCCAGTCATTACTTATTACGGAGATCCAGCAGGTAGCTTTGTTCAAGGACAATCTGGAATGGGAGATATACATATATTACGTAGACACGGCATTTATGTTGAATATCGTATGGATAGACTATCAAGAGATATACAAGCAGGTGTAAGTTATTGTCGTGGCTTTTTTGAGAATGCAGATGGATTGAGGAGAATAAAAGTAGATAAAAAATGTGTAGGTATTGCTGAAGATTTCGAAGGATATAGATTTCCAGAAGCAGTAGAAGGAAAAGCAATTTCTAATAATCCTATAAAGGACGGATACTATGAACACGGCTGCGATGCTTTTAGATATTTTATATTGAATAGATTCCCAATTAGAAGTAATTTCATTGGAAGAATATCACGATAAAAGGAATACTTTAATGGTTTTAACAGCTAGAGAAATTATACAGGATTCACTCACACATTTTAAAGAACAACAAGCCAAAGCTCGTAGAGAAGAGGTAAGAAAATTTTTAGATTATTATTCTGGCTCATTAACAGATCAATACATTGAAGGATATTTTAAGTCAGATGCGTTCCAAGAGATACCTCATTACAATACTAATATCGTGAAAAAATTTGTAAATCGTATGTCTAAAATTTATACGATTGGTGCTAAAAGGAATGTAAGTGATTCTTATCTAGATTTAACTATCGTAAAAAATGCTCGTATGAAACAAATGGAACGTATGACAAGATTGCTAGGAACTTGTGCAACTTATGTTATGTACGATGAAATGGAACAACGATTTGAATATCGTCCTATCTATTATTTTGAGCCATACTTTGGAGATAATCCTTATAAACCAGAAGCAATAGTATATCCTATGATGCAAGGACACGCAGATATAAATGATACAGATGATTTAATGTATGCTTATTGGGATAGCGAACTTCATATGAAGTTTAATGAAAACGGAGATATATTAGAAGAAATACAGCATAATCTCGGAGTATTACCTTTTGTTTTCTCACACAGAGAAGAACAATTAGATTCTTTTTTTGTAGAAGGTGCATCAGACTTGGTATCTGCCAATGAGCATATTAATATTACAATGACTGAAATGCAATTAGGACTTAGATTCCAGATGTTTGGACAGCCAGTTGTAACTGGATTGATTTCTGATAATTCTAATGTTAGAGCTGGATCAGACGAAATTTTAACTCTTCCTGAAGGAAGTAGTTACAATATTGTTTCTCCAGAAGGAAACGTAGAAGCAGTTATCGAAAATATAAAATGGCAGATCGAACTTGTAGCATTAAATAATCACTTATTTGTTACTTTTGCACAATCTGGTGGGGAAGTACCTAGTGGTATATCATTAATGATTAAAGATTTAGAACGCCACGAAGATTTTATTGATGATAAAGAATTGTATCGTCAATATGAAAAAGAGTTTTATAAAGTAGAGTATGCCCTTTCACTAGCAAATAATTTAGGATTACCAGAAGTTTCACAATTTAAAGTAGACTTTTCTGAGGTTGAATATCCTATGACTACGCAAGATAAGATTATGTTAAATGAATATAAACTTAAACACAACTTGACTACCCAGGCACAATTATTAGCAGAAGAAAACAAAGATTTGAGTATTGGCGAAGCACAGCAAATCATACAAGCTAATAAATCTGTGAATGAAACAGAGATACAACAAGATGAAACTGTTCCAGAAAATTAGAGTCAATTTTAATTTTAATAAAGTTACTAAAGAAGCATTCAATACAAATCTTCTTTCATCTCTGGAGGGTTTAGCAATATTTGCTAAAGACAAAGTCAAAGAAACATTCAAAACAGAAAGAGATATTACTGGTAAAAAATATGCACCATCTACCTATAAATATTTAGCTATAAAGCACGATCACAACGAATCTAAAATTAAAAATAATAAAATTATGACAGATACTGGAGAACTTGAAAGAAGTATAAATTATGGGATAGATGAAGCAAATCTTTCCTCTGCTGTTGGAACAGAACTTGATAAATACGAACAACACTTAGAAAGCAAAGTATCTGGAGTAATGAGAGATGACAAAGAGTATAAAGGTTATATGGGAGATTATGCTAAAGTACCACAAAGAAAATTCTTTTTTACCTCCGATGATGAAGCATTTGAAATTATGGAAAAAAAAATTGATGCAGAAATAAACGGATTTTTCAAAGAATTTATAAGGAATCTTTCAACTAGTATGCGTAAACTAGAACAATGAAAGATCTAATACAGAAATTATATTTAATGATTGTAGAGCTAAGAGAAATCTCTGAAGCCAATAACGAACTACTAGGGTTTTTATGTATGAAAATAGCACCGAATAAAACATCAACAAACAAAACAAACAAAAGCGATATAGCTTATATATCAATGGAAATGTCAGAACTTTATGAAAAGTATGATATTATGCCTGAAGATTTTGGCGTTGCTTAGATTCTAGCTCTTCTAACTTTTTCAACCACTTTCTTCTTTCACTATTTGTAGGACGTCGAGATGGTAATGGTTTTAATCCAACCTTTTTAGCTCGTTGTAATAAAGCATATCTATTTGCTCTATCTTCTCTAAGTTTTTCTTGAGATGGTTTTTTACCTTTTTTAATTCTTTCTACTGCTTTTTTTTCACTCATCTCTCTTTTTCTAGGTTTGTCGTTTTCTGGATTTCTTTCTGGAAGAGTTTCTAGTATTTCAGTAACCTCTTCACTTTCAGCATCGATTATGTCCTTTGCATCAATCTCTTCTGCTTTTAAAAACTTTTCAAATGGACTATCTACAGTAACATTAATGTTTTTAACTAGTTTGCCTGAATGCTCTAATACTAGACGCCCTGCCTGGACATTACCTTCGACTGCCTCTCGTATCATACTATCTAATACCATTGGCAACTTAGAATTAAAAGAAACCATATATTTTTTATAATACAAGTCTATAAACCTATCATCTGCAAACCAACTATGTATAGTAGATTCGCCTAATTTCAAATGTTCGGCTAATTCTTTTTTTGTCAATTCTGGATTGTGGATCAATAAATCTATTGCAGCCATTTGATTGGCTTTTTTTAGTTCAAGATTGCTCATTTACCTTGTCCTCTATATTTTTTCTTGTAGTATTTTTTTGAGTTTTTATTTCCAAACTTGGTATTATGGCTCATACCTTGCCGAGTTTTTTTTGCACCGTTTGACTTTCTAGTGCGTTCCTTAAATAATGATCGCCTCATTTTTTATAGACTTTTTCTGCTCCTGCTATTCCGAATGAGCCAAGTGTTACCCAGACAAACGAGTTATAGATGTAGTCGTTTACCATCAGTTCTATTCCTATAATACCCATTGCTAAATCAACAATGCCAAACACGCACATCAACGCAAAGGATAGAAATCCAATAATGTTCTTCTCGTTGTATTCGTTTTTATCTTTAAACAATTCCCACATTTATCTAAAATATTTTGATCTTTTAATCTTCGGCATACCCTTAAGTTTTTGTTTTATGGATTTTTTACGCATTCCATAAAGACGCTTAGGTATAAAGTTTCTGGCAGATGATACTGTAACGTTCACGAATGCCTCTTTACTACTGGAACATTCATTGTCAATGATGATCCTTTGTGTTTTTTATATCCACCTCTAGGATTTTTCATCAACTTAAACTTTCCTTTCTTTTTCATAAAGTGATACCCTCTGGGTGCTTTCACTTTCATTATTTTCTACCCATCTTTTTCTTTTTCTTTTTTCTCTTTTTATGATACGGCATAACTATCTCCTTTTAATTTTATTTTTTGGACACGTTTTAATGTATTCGATTCTATTTTGTATCTTTAATCCAGTATGCAATCCACAATAAGTGATGCCTTTTTCCCTACCAGCAAACGAACATCTCTTTCCGATCAAAGAACAGTAATCAAACACGCTAATCGATGTCTAATTCTTCACGTAATGCTTTATCTGACATAGATGCTGGAGAATTAATGACTAATTTAGGAACTTGAGGGATTCTCTTTACGAGGAACTGCTCATCTTCACATAAACACAATTCTAAAGCGTTATCAGTCATCTTTTGTTCGACTTCAAACACTTTTTCACACTCTAAACATTTATAATCATATCTTGGCATAGGTTAATTTACTGGTAAAATGCAATAAAAAACCACGAAAATTTAGGATTTGTGATCTAGTGAAAAACCACAAAAAAATTAGTGCAGCAATATCTCTGCAACCCTTGTATTATTAGTCGTTTACGGCAATTTTTTATTTTCTTGATTCTTAATATACTAGTATTAAATTATTACTATTTATACGCTAGTCGTTAATCGCATTTTCGCAAGGATCACTGATAGACTTTACAATATATAAGATATACGCCTCCACCCTTGAAGATTTTTCTTCTTTGGATATTGTCGTTTTAAAAGTTCGTGCGTGGTGTTGCCTAGGTATAAAACCACAAAAGATAATAAAAATATT